ATAGCAGAGATAACATCAGGATGTTCTCCTATACCTACGGGATGTTTCAAATATACTGTAATGTTAGCCGTCGCTTCTGCGATTTCTCCCTCATATTTTAATATGAGTGCTTCTCTCAATATTTTTTCCATAATATAATTTTCCTATTATTTTAATCGACCTTTTGAATCGAATTTATCAGTCACATCAATATCTCTTAAACGATTCATTAATCGTTTTGATCTATTATAGACTTGTTTAGCCCACCTACTGTCTAGACCTTCTTCTGAAGCTGTTTTATAATCACCCTTATTCAAAGCGGTAAACATCTTTTTGAACTTTCGTAATCTAGTGATTCCTAAGTTAAAAGCCATGTTAGCGATTATTAATTTTACTTCTTCTGGCCAATCTCTCCAGTTATTGTGGAACGCGTTCTCACAATCCTTTAAACAAATGTTCAAATCTTGAAACAGATATTCATCAGCCGTAGTCTGCGTTATCGGGTGACCTACACCCATTTCATATTCTTCATCTGTTTCCAGAAGAAGATGTCCTATCCCTACAGTCTTATAACCTAGATGATCTTTGTATACTTTAAGTACACAACCTTCATCAGAAGTTATTTCGTCTTTAAGTCTTACCCTAAATTCTTTACTATATTCCATTGTTCAGTTCCTCTAACCCTTGGTTAGCTATAAGTTCTACTAATATATTACTCATAAGTTGATTGAAATCTTCATCCTCAGATATCGTATCTACTAATTCATCTGGACAAGCTCTAATAGCTCGTTCAAAATCCATAGTAGGTATTTCTTCCTGTTCTCTAGGGATTAATTCCACTTGTCCATATTGATATATAACATCTTTGTATGGACCTGTATTGATCTTAATCGCCCTCTCACCAGTCTTATGAACAACTTCTGTATATAACCCACTATCAAATAAAGGATAATGTGTTTCTACATCTGTATTTAGTTTTTTAACCAATTTAGTTTATTTCTTAGATTTATTCTTAGAACCTTTGGGTCTGCCTCTACCTTTCTTCTTAGTAGTTACAGTCTTAGCTTTCGCTTTCTTTTTCTTAACTGGAGTTTTACCATCAGTATAAGATTCATTGACATTTTTAGTAGATTTATCATCTGCGATATATCTCCCTTTTCCGTCTCGAGCTCTTTCACCTGTAGGTTCTTCAGTAAAGAAATTTACAAATTTATTAAACCAATTCATTTGTTTTTTCCTCTTGTTTATTATTTATTAATTGAGACATATATGCATCATGATAATTCACATAGTCTAGTTCAGAATCTTCATCTTCTCTGTTAAAGAATTTCATAATATAATTTTTTATTTTTCTAAACATACTATTATTATAACAGCATTCGCTGAGATGTCAAGTTTTTTCTCCGGTGGATTATAAACCACTGTTAAAATTATAGACGCTCCCGCCAAGGCACACCTCAGCTATGCTCATAGTTATTCAGCTAAGAATTGTTTCTTATCTGATTTTTTGAGACCACCAATCTCAATAGTTCTAGGTTTCTTTTCCTCAGGAACTACTCTTTCTGCATAAATGGTAAGAATACCATTAGAAAGATCGGAACCTTTAATCACAACATCTTCTGCAAGAACAAAGTTCCTTGAGAATTTTCTTTGTGAGATTCCTTGATGGACAAACCCACTATCTTTCTCTCCGAGATCACCAGTAATAGTAAGATTATTCTCTTTTAGAGATATCTCTAGATCATCTTCTCCGAAGCCAGCTACTGCTAGTTCAATAAGATATGTATCTTCTCCTGATGCCTTACGAATATTGTAAGGTGGATAATTGGTTTGTGGGATTGATCGAACTCTGTCTAATGAATTGAATACATTATCAAAGCCGATTGTGAACGGAGATAAATCTCTCCATATTGCTTCATTTATAGTCATTTTTGACCTCCTAATTATTTAAGCAAGGTTAATAAAGATCCCCGATAATTCGGCGGATCATTTATATTTATAACAATTATATATCTAGATGTAAGAGTTCTTTCTTTTTTCTAGCCCATAATTGTTTAAATTCTGGGTTCTGAGCATTTTTCTCAGCAGCTCTTAAAGCTTTTAATCTTCGTCTTCGAAGTGCTAATTTTTCTCTAACTTTCATTTTTATTTCCTATATATTCCCCTATTTTGGGTCTATTTAAAACTGTTTCTCTGACTGGTCCTGTTGAATTGTATTTACTAGTATTCATTGAATGTCTATTGACTGTTGCTCTTATTTTAAAGACATCACCATCAACTAATGATGTTGTTGAATTGTGTGGATATAGTCTATTAAAATCAGAAAACATTACAAATCTATTTTCATTTCTGTCAACAAAATTATAAACATGAAATCCTCTAGTAGTTCCGTGTCCTGATATATACTTTAGAACTAGATCATATCTTTGTTTTTCTTTTCCAACCCATGAACCTTTTGGTTCAGCATTTTCATCATACTCAACTTGACCAGTTTTATCTTCATATTTAACTTTGGCCTTTAGTGTATTCATTACACCTCTTTTCTGACCTTCAGTTAGTTCTTTGCCTGTCATATATTTTGCTACAACATCAGCCAAAAAATCGCTACTACCCAACCAAGCTTTATTAATTACAATATCTGTATTTAGATATTCTTGTAGAGTTTCTAGGGTTCTATCCATTATTTCTCACTTTTTTTCATTCTATATACATAGTATAACATTTGTGTACCTGCGGTATCAAGTTAATCTCCCTTCAATGTCTTGGGTATTAACCCAATTTCTTACACTCTATTTTTTATCTAAGTGGTTTCGGCCTTCCACTATAATGTGATGTTGTTTTAACCCAATCCCAACTAACTAAGAATTTCATGGAACCATTTCAGACTACTATTTCGAAAGTTTCTGCGGGAGTCTTACCTCGTCTTAATAGATTTTATTCCAACTATAAATCAATATAGAAAAAAACTTTCACTTCGTCCTTTCTCCTCTCAACCTCTAACAACCAACACAACGAGGAGTTCTTTCACACGATTATGTATATATTATAACAAAAGTGTACCTGCGGTATCAAGTATAAATTTTATTCAACATCATTAAGTGGATTTTCTAATATCGTAGATATCTTTTCTTCTAGATCATCTTTATTATCTCTAATGTCTTGATCCATTTCACGGAAACGCTTCTGCATCTCTCGTTCCATGTCATAAACATCAGTTCTAATTTGTCTTTGAGTTTCTGCAGAGCTTGATTCTACTTGTCTAGCAAGTCTAACTGCTTCTGTAATATCTTTTGCAAGATCATCTTTAATTACTGTAGTTAAATCTTGTAAATTCTTTAATTCAAGTTCAGATGATTCTTTAAAAAGCTTCACTTGATTAGTAATTTCTACTGGATTTAAATTAGCTAATTTCTTTTCAGCTATCAATAATCTATTGTAAAGTTCAAATCCACCCCAAAGACCACCTATGAGAGTTCCTATTAAAGGGAGAATTAAAAGTAGTTTAGATCCACTTGCTTTAACTCCCGCTACTTCTATTTCTGCCATTTTTCTATCTCCTATTGATTGTACTGACTATTTATCATTTTTTGTAATTTCGCCTGTGTTTTTCCGGCCATCATATAAAAACTAAACTTATTATCATCTATTTTTTTATCTTTATATAATGTTTTAGATATATACCAATCATCTCTATCAGATAATTGTGTTTGGTCAGTATAATCTGAAAAACCTGCTGTATAACCTATATATGCAACTGTTGCTGTTTGATCAACATCAAACCCACCACCTTGTTGTACATCTTCAAGTTGTGTTTGTAAGTTCTGTGCTGCTACTTGTGAACCTACTCTATCAGCTAATGATTCTACAGCTGATGAAACATTCTGTTCACTAACAGTTGGTGGTGCAACATCAAATTTAGCAAAGTTTGGTTGTTGATTACTTAAAAATTGACCAATACTTTGTCCTGATCCCAATGCATCATCAAAAGAACTTTCAAAGTTCTGACCTGCTGATGTAAAACTAGAACCATCATCAAAAGTTAATGTTTGTTGTTCTTCTTGTTGTTCTTGTTGTTGTTCAGATACTTCAAAAGCTGATACTGCTGGTCCAGCGTCAACTACTTCTGCTACTTGTATTTGTGATTGACCTGTTAATTGTTCTTGTTGTTCCATTATTTGAGTATCACCTGTAGATTGAGATATTTGTTGTTGATTACTACTAGCCATAGTACCACTACCAGTTGAAAATGAATTACTGTCAAAACTTCCACCCGCTGTGCTACCTGAGCCATCATCTAATTGTTCTTGTAAGACATCTGCTACTGTTGATTGATCTTGTTGTGTACCACCAAAATCTATTGCTCCTACAACTGCCTGTGAACTACTAGGAGCTGAATCTTGAGATACAGCCTGTTGTATTGTTTGTTGTTCTTGTTGAGCTATCATTAAAGTACTTTTCTTTTCTCTTTGAATATTTGATCCTGAATCATTACTGTCATCACCTTCTTCATCAAAAAGTTCTTCCTCCTGAGCTTCTTCATAAAATTCTTCTTCGCGATCTTCATTAATAAGTTCTTCTAATTCTTCTTCATTAATAAGTTCTTCAAAAGCTTCATCTTCTTCTATGTAAAGTTCTTCTTCTTCATAAGTTTCTTCAAATTCTTCAAAGACTTCCTCTTCTTGTGTTTCTAATGCTTCTAATTCATAATCTTCTAATACTTCTTCATAGATATCTAATTCTTCATCAGTTGACCATTCTTCTTCTACAAATATCTCTACGCCTATTGTTTCTTCTAAAATGTAAATATCGTCAACATTGGCATACAAAGCTTCTTCAACAAATCCTTCTTCACTAAAAGATACCTCTTCACCCCACCATTCATCAACTTGTTCCTGACCGAATTCTTCTACTTCATAATCATACCAATCTGCATCAGTTTCAAGAGTTTCATAAAATGCTTCTTCTTCTGCCCATGCTGCTTCTTCTTGTGCATATATTTCTTGTTCTTCTAACATTCTTTGTTCTTCTTCTTGTTGCCACGCTAGTTCTTCTGCCGCCCATATTGCTTCCTGTTCTTCATCATAAGTATTCATACCATCATCAATCTCACCCCAATATTCCTCTTCTGTTGAACCATATTGATCATAATCAATCATACCATCATCTGAAAATTCTACTTCTGACCCATACCATTCGTCAACTTGTTCTTGACCAAACTGGTCTATGTCTAATGCATACCAATCAGCATCTGTAAAGTCTGCACAGTTATTTTGATAACAAGGATCATTAGGATCTAAATATTCATCAAATTCTTCATCATACCACATATCATCTTGTGTATAGGCATTTCCATATTCATCATATCCATATTCATCTTCATATCCATATTCATCATATTCACCTTGGCCATCAGTATTAGTTCCATAGATTGCATCTTCTAATGCTTGTTCTTGAGCTAACGCACTTGCGTATCCTGAACAACTTGAACTATATAAAGCATCTATATCACATTTGTATATTAAATACGCTGCTGCATAACCTGTACAAGCTTCATTATACAAAGTATTCAAATCACATTGTTGAGTTAAATAAGCTGCAGCGTATCCAGTGCATTCCGAATTGTATAGTGTATTCAACGCACATTGTTGAGCTAAGTAAGCTGCTGCGTATCCCGAGCATGTACTAGCATATAAAGCATTAAGGTCACACATTTGAGCTTCTGTTCCACCGAATAGTGAACCACCATTTTCTATATCAGGCCACCCTGAGTTTGCCAAGTAAGCATCTAAAGTGTTATAACCACTTTGGCCATCATTGTAAAATAAGTATGTCTTAGTATCTGCTGGAGTAGACGAGTGATGTCCTTGTTCACCTATAAGAACATCATGATTTTCAATATCTAATTCTCTGTATCTGTATTCAAATGAATTGTTATCGTAAAGAATTGCTTCAAAACTATTACTAGAATTTCTATTATACTCTCTCATCTTATACCAACCAAAGACAACATGATCTCCGAAGTCTCTGAATAACATTGCGGAAACATTATTTTGCCTAATTAAATCTGTCCAAAAAGGATATAAGGTATAATCTTGGTAAGGTAAGGATTGTGGTGTATAGTCTTGACAGTTAGCTGATGTGCCACCTGCTGATCCACTTGTAAGGTTTACACAACCATTAGTAGACATTCTAGCATGAGACCAAGTTTGACCCCAACGATTCCATTCCATACCAAGAGTAGCTTCACTTGACCAAGTATCGTCGCCTGAATTTAGATTGTAAGATGTAGCTATATAATTAGTTTGTAGGTCTATAAGGTCTTGTCCACTTTCGTAGATGTAAACTCCACTATTATAACAGTCCTGACTGTTAGTACAGTTAGTGTTATTATCTGCTATTGCACTTGTCGTGAATAGACAAGTTGCTAGTAGTATTATATATTTAAATTTTCCCATTCTTTAGCACATTGTCCATTTGTTTTTGTTTTTGGAGTTATAATCGAATCAATTGCTCCTACAACATCTTTCTTAATTCTATCTCTAGTTGGATTAGGTTCAGCTGAACATTGTGCAATGAATTTTTCTTTTCTTCTCTCAAGTTCTTCATTCATCTTATCTTCGGAAGCTTTGATTGCAGCCGCTATTCTTTTTTCTTCAGCCTTCTTATCGGCAGCCACTTGTTTTAATCTTTTCTTTTCAGCTTTCTTTTCTTTCCGTGTCGGTTTCTT